ATGCCGTTGGCATGAGCCATCACCGCACCGGCCATTATCGGTGGGATTCAATCGTCAAGACCTTTGTGAAAGTCTCGGAGTCGGCGCACCGCGATGATCCGATGGGCAGGGATGCCTGTTGGTTTCCGAAGCGTGGCACCGCGTATTACGATCCGCAAGCGGCACGGTGGTTTCACGGCAAGCCGGAGAAACGGGCGTGGATGCGGGAGAAGAACGTCGTGGAAGTGGAGCGTGGGCCGAATCCATTGCGGGGGTTGGCGGAGAGTCGGGATCGGTCGGCTAAAACCTTTGTGGTGGTGTGATGTTGACGGCACGTGATGCGCAACAAGACTCGATCACGATTACGATTGTCCTGCAACCGACGGGGCAGATTGATATTAACGGGCCATTGAAAAACAAAGTGTTGTTTTTAGGATTGTTGGAATCGGCGAAAGAGGCGGCGTTGAAGATGTGGATGACCAACGACTCACGAATCGCTCAGCCCCCGACGGGCGTTGCGGGGTTGTGGCGACGGATGAATGGAGGGGACTGATGCCCTATGGAATGAATGGGGAGCGGAGTTACGCCAATCCCAAGCGCAATGTCAGTTTCCGCGGCGCGGGACGCAAAGGGATGGGGCGGGATCTCGGCACCGAGAAGACGGCGCGCAGCGGGTCTGACTCGCGCAAGTCGAAAGTCGCTTTGCAGGTCGTCAAGGGGTGGTGACATGCCCTTGACGCGCAAGGGTGGGAAGATTCTACGGGCCATGAAGCAAGACTACGGGGAGAAAAAGGGCAAAAACGTGTTCTACGCATCGATCAACAAGGGGACGATTCGAGGAGCGCATCGGACACGCCGCTAATGCCGACGATTGTGGTGAACGTTCCAGACGAAAAAGTCCACAAACCCGACCCCATGATGGCGCAGATGGCGAAGCATTTGGCGCGCATGGAGCAGCGGATGGCGCATCCGGCACCTGTGCCGCCGCCTCGAACGGATGCCCTGGTGGAGCGGTTGCTGGCGGCGCAGGATCGCATGTTGAGCGGGTTGATGACCGTGGTGCAACGGGCGGTGAACACGTCGAATAACGTGGGTGCGCTGGAAACTTCGCTGAATAAACAATGGGAGGCCATTCAACGAGCGTTGGCGGCGCTGAAACCTGCCAATGGATCGCACCCGTCTGTGACCTTGCCCAAAGCGTTCTACGACCGCATGGATGCCATTGAATCCGCCATGACGAAGACGCCGACGGCGCGGATGCCGAGTCGCCTGCAAGCGTCGATGGACGCCATGCTGGATGCCTTGCGGATCGCCAACCGTCGTCCGGTGGGGATGAACCGGTGATGCCAAAGCTCCCTGGGGAAATGTCCGTCTATGCCCGCGAGCAGGGGTATACGGAGCAGTACGCCTATGTGGCCTCCGGCGATGGGGCAGGTCAGATCGAGTACCAGGGATGGGCCGCGCCAGGAACGGCGACATCGGCAGGCGGGTGGCGCATTCGGAAGTTGACCTATGACAGTTCCAGCCGGATGTCCAAGATCGAATGGGCAGGCGGACGCGATGATTTCAGCGCGGACAATGCGTGGAATAATCGCGCGAGCCTGAGCTACAGCTAATGCCACAAGGCAATCGTCAGTATCCCGCGCCACACGCACGCACGAGTGCGCGCATGCGCAGTCTGAAGCGCAGCCACCCATCCGCCCGATTGCGGTTGGCGTTGCGCACACGACGGGAAACCACTCTGTACAAGACATGACGCTTGACCCTCGCTGACCTGATCCGTTAGCGAGCCAACGAAGGGTTGAAACGGTCACTAGGCGGGCCTAGCCGCTTAGTGACCGTTTTTCGTTGGAGGATGCGATCACGGACGCACAGGCGCTTCGTCCACGCCACGGCGCACGCGGACTTCGCCACCCGCACAGGAGGCACCATGCCAGAGGTCGATGAGGACGCATTGGGAGCGTCGTCCACTCCCCCAGACGCCGATGTGACGGATTCGTCATCCGCCGAACCGCAGACGCCAGCCAGCTCGGAGACGGCACCTCCGCAACCAGCCGCTGCTGAACCGTCTGTGCAGGCCGCCGAACCGGTGTCGTTCGACCAGCACCCACGGTGGCAGGAACGACAACGGGAACTTGAGGCGTTGCGGGCGCAGAACCAGCAGTTGCTGGACGCCGTACAACGGATTGCCCAACCGGTGACGCAAGCCCAACCACCCGCCGATCCCTATGCGGGGATGGATGCGGCCACGGCGGAGTTTTACCGGAATATGGATCGGCGCATTGAGCAGAAGGCGCAGGAAATCTCCGTCCGCCAGATGCAGCCGATTCTGCAATCCATGGACTTAGGCCGACAGCAACTGGCGAAGGTGACGCTGGTGAACTTCTATAAGGAGAATCCCGACATCACCCCGAACTCGGCGGAAGCCCAAGCCATCGCCCAGAAGATTCAACAGGGCTATGACTTGGAGGATGCCAAGTGGGTCGTGATGGGGCCGAAGTATCACCAGCAACTCACGCAGCAACGCCAAACGACGGGCAAAAAGCAAGAAGTCCACCGGCAGCAAGCGCCCCCCGAAGGCGGGCCGGGCATTCCAGCGACCTCAGGATTGCCCCAGCCCAAAGAGACCTTTCGGGACACGCTTGCGCGGGAATTGGACCTCGCATAACACAGGAGTAGGGAATGCCGACAGGCAATACGAGTTATTCTGCCGCGATTTCCCGCACGCTGCAACACCACGACACGGAGATCGTCGATGCCGTGTCGGGGCAGAATGCGTTGCTCTGGCTGCTCAAACAGCGCGGCAATTTGAAGGTGCGCACGGGCGGTCGGACGTTTACGCATCCGGTCCTCTACGGGACGAATACCTCCTTCCGCGAGTATACGCAGTTGGAGGAGATTGACACCCCGAACCCGGACCTCATCACGCGAGCCGAGTATAACGTGCGGATTATCGCGGGCTCCCTGGTGATTCCGTGGTTGGAGGAAGCGCAGAACGCGGGTGATCGGGAGAAGTTGTTGGATTTGGCCGAGAGCGTCAAGCTGCAAGCCGTCGTCTCGATGGGCGAGCAGATTTCCACGTCACTCTGGCGGGCGAGTCCATCCAGCACGCAATGGGAAAGTCTGCCGAAGCTCATCAATGATAGCCCCAGCACGCAGACCGATGTGGGGGGCATTGACGCCTCGGCGACTGGGAATACGTATTGGCGCGGTCAGACCTATACCACGGCGGTGACGGCGTTCAACACGTCCTCGGCAGGACTCACGGCCATGAGCACGCTGTTGAACAACTGCGTCTTTGGGCCCTACGGCCCGAAGGTCATCATCGCCACGAAGGCGATCTGGTCGCTGTACGATGTCGGCCAGGGCGGGAACATGCGCTACACCCACCCGGACTTGGCGGATGCGGGCTTTCAGAACCTGGACTACGCCGGGTTGCCCGTGTTGGCCGATTCCAACTGCACGGCCTCGCACTTGTTCATGATTAACACGGAGGCCATCTACTTGCAGGTCTTGCGGAGGGGCAACATGATTACGACCTCCTTCCGACCTGCGCCGAAGCAGTTGGCGGATATCGGGTTGATGTACTTGTTTGGCAACATTACCGCTGGGGATCGCCGCACGAGTGGTGTGGCCACCAGCATCACCGGTTAAAGGAGGGAGCCGACTATGCGTAACGTGATCGCACTCGTCGCCATCCTCCTTTCGCTGGGGATGACGATGACCGCGTGGGCCGGGTGTCCGGACGTCATGGACGCTACCACGAAGTTTTCCTGCACGACCATTGTGTATAACGATTCGGGGTCGAACCTGACTTCGGGCGCCGTGGTGGTGTGGGACACCGATGACACCGAGTTTGACCGCAGCGGGTATCCGTATGTGACGACCACGACGACGGCGGATCACGACCATCCCGCCGGAGTGCTCGTCAACAGCACGTGCAACGCGGGCGAACTGTGTTCGATGGTGTACTTCGGATGGGCACGAACCAATATCGCCGATGGCACGGATAACGCGACGGAGGATACACCCGTGGCGACCTCGTCCGTGGCAGGGCAAGCGGGCGATTGGGGTGGAACGACTGGAACGTGCTATCTCGGAATGCTGTTGGAGCAATACCAACTCGATACAGGGACGACGGTTGGTGGAGAAGATTTGTTCCCCATGCCTGTATTCGTCAATCCAGCATGTGAGGAATAACCTGGGAGGATGAGTCTACGGGAGATCGGATGGGTGGTTGTCCTGACCGGTCTCCCGTTCGCTCATTTCCTGTTTCGCCCACTCGATCCCTGGCATGGACAAGCCCTGTGGTGGCAGCTCGGCGTGCTGGGCATGTGGGCGTGGATCATCGGGGCGGGGGGAGGTGCCACTGTTCGTAACCGACCACTGGGCTGGCTGATTGCGTGGCTGGGAGTGCTTGTGCTGTCCTTGTGGACGAAGACGATTCTCAAAGACCATCTGTATCCCCTGCCGATGTTGCAGGGGGCGTTGCATGTGCTCCTCGTGGTGATGGTGTACCAAGCGATGACGATGAGCTTGACACTGGATGGCATACAGCGTGTGAGCCTATGGATTGCATGGGCAACCGTTGCGTTGATCGTCTATGGCGTATTGCAAGTATGCAATCTCGATCAGTTTTTTCGATCACTCGATCCGGCGCTCAAGCGGGATACGCTTGTGGGCACCATTGGGAATCCGTCGCATTTTGCCGCGCAACTCGCCGTCCTGACGCCCTGGTTGTGGATTCAGCGCCATTGGAGTCGATGGGTGGGCGTCACGGGAAGCCTGATTATGGTGCTGTGCTGCCACTCTGCCGGTGGGCTGCTGGCGTGGCTGGTAGCAACCGGACTGTTGATTTGGTGGCTGCGTCCACGGTGGCGTGTGGGATTCGCCGTCGTGACGGTGGGGTTATTGGGCGTGTGGGTGCTGCAACGCGACGCCTTGAATCCTTATGGACGCTGGCAAGCGTGGCAAGCGTTCTACCACATCTTTCAGCAGCAACCGATTACAGGGATGGGGCCTGGATTTGTGATGGAACTCTCCCGCACGTTCAAGCTAGGCGATCCGCTCTTTACGTGGCGACACGTCCACAATGAGGTTTTTCAACTGGCTATTGAATGGGGACTCATTGGAGCGGGACTATTCCTGTGGCTCTGCGGCGATGCAGTCAGACGGGTCTGGCGAGCCGAAAAGACACCCGTCGTGGTGGCATGTGCGGCGAGTTTGGCGGCGATCCTCGTGAATAGTCTCGTGAACTTTCCGCTCCATCTGGCCGCTATCGGGGGATTTGGATTGTTCGCGTATGCAGGCATCTGTTTGTCGAAACCGAGGACGAGAATCTGCTAACTACCTTCGACGAAATTCGTGATAACGTCGCTTCAACGATTCGAGACACCCAGATTACGTCGTTACTCGATGCCTACATCAACCTGACGGGTCTCGAAGTGTTCAACGCGGCTCCCTGGACGTGGAAACGGCGTAAGACGACGTTTGCCACGGTCGCCAGTCAGGAAGACTACAACTTGGATTCGGAAGTGGGCGAGATTGCGGTGTTGCGTCAAATTACGACGCCGCAGAAATTGCTCTATTTGCCGGATGACGTGTTTTACAGATTGATCCCGAATCCTGAAAACCTCGCTACGGGCAATCCGATCTATTACCGTCGGTGGGAAGAAACGGGATTCTCAACCAATCTCGCCGCCGCCGATACGGTGTACGTCAAATCCTCCTCAACGTCTGACGGCTCCTCATTCAATGTTCGTCTTCGTGGGCGCAATTCCAGCGGGGAGATTATTGAAGAAACGCTCACGCTTAATGGCACGACTGCCGTCACCAGCAGCACGACGTTTGCGTCAAGCGGCCTCTTACAGATTTCCAAATCGGCCACGACGACGGGTACCGTGACGTGTTATCGCACGACGGGCGATACGGTGTTGTCAGAGTTGGAGCCGGGGAATCTCGCCCCACGCTTTTTGCGGATCAGTTTGTACCCCATCCCTGGCTCGGCCATCACGATGTATCTTGAATACTATGAGCGCTTTCGGTACTTGGTGCACAATACCGACGTGTTGCAGATGGATCACAAGTGGAACTGGGTGGTGCGCGAAGGCGTTTTAGCGAAGGCGTGGGAGTACAAACAGAATCCGACGCTTTCGGCGCAGCATCAACAGCTCTATGATCGCGGGCTCCGATTGATGATGCAGCAAGACGCCGTCAACATGGACTATGTGCCCGTGCTGGAACCGCGCGAGCGACAACGAGTGACATTGGTCAAAACCGATGATGCGCTGGGTTACGCGCTGGCTCTGTAGGACGCTATGGCTCACGCTGGCCGGCGCGTCGTGGGTTGGGGCCGAGGAACAATGGACGGTCTATCCCCGGCAGGGCGTGCAAGTCTTTTTGGGGCTCGACGATACCTCCGCCCCGACCCAAGTGCAGGATGGCCGCGCCCAAGACCTCCAGAATGTGCTCTTGGAGTCGGGGGCGATGCGGCAACGGTATGGTGTCGATCTGGTGCTGACGCCCGACAGCACGAATGGGTTGCAGATCGGCGATACGCTGGATATTCAGGATGAAGCCTTTTGCGCCATTACGGGCGTCTACTACACCAAGTTTTCGTCCGGCACCGAGCGGATCGTGGCGACGTGTGGGACGCGCACCTATTTCCTCAATGGCATCGCCAGTTGGGATCAAGTCACGGGGGTTAGCCATACGGCAGGCCAGAACAACCAGTTTGTCTTCACCACCGCCCTCGACAACATTATCGGCACGAATGATGCGGACACGCCTCTGCAATACAACGGCACGACGCTCACCACGGTTAGCTTTACTGGCCTTACGAATCCCATCCAGCAAGCCAAGACGGTGGCCTTCTTTAAGAACTACCTCATCTTCGGCAACACCAAAGAAAACAGCGTGGAGCGACCGACTCGCATTCGGTGGTCAAACGTCGGCACGATCAACACCTGGACGGATGCGGACTTGGTGGATATCGGCGCGTTGGGCGGTCAAGAGATTGTGGCGATGGCCGAGCTCTACGACAACCTCTATGTGTTCCTCACTGACTCCATCTACAAGGTCAGTTTGGTGGGCGGGGTGGATACGTTTCAAATCTCGAAAGTCACCGATGACATTGGCTGTATCGCCAAGAACTCCGTCCAATCCATCACGCTCAGCAACGCCCAAAATGGGTTGGTGTTCCTGGACAAAGACAAAAAAATCTATTTCTTTAATGGGGTTATCGCGCAGGATATTAGCCCGCTCATTGAAACGACGATGGATGGGTTATCGGGGGGGCGGCTCCAATATGCCGTTAGCGCAGACACCAATGAGGACTATGTGCTCTGCGTCACCTCGGGGACGGGGACGACGAACAATCTCTGCTTGGATTTTGAATACACGATGGGGGAGTGGAGCAAGCACACCAACATTCCCGCCAACGCGATGGCGCACGTCCTCGATAACAACGTCACCGATCAAGTCTATTGGGGCAGTTACAAGAGTTTCGTCTACCAGTTTTCCGATACGAGCAAGCGCGATGACGTGGGCAGTTTTTCCGGTACGGTCTCAACCGTCAGCCGCTATACGACCGATACGGCCTCATCGCTCCAAGTGCTCTACAACGCCGCCTGGAATCTGGTCACGGGATCATTGGCAGGCGCCCCGATTGAGTTGGTGGGCGGGACAGGGTCAACTCAGACCAACACCATTGCCGACAATACCAACACCGGCTTGGTGGTGACGGATGATTTTACGACGACTCCCGATTCGACGACGACCTTTGAAGTCGGGGCGATTGACAGTTTCTACACGACGAAGTGGTACGACTTGGGGGATGCGGTGCGCCTCAAGCATTTCGGAGAAGTCTACTTTTGGGCGGAAGCCGACGTGTCCTCCACGCACAGCTTGGCCTACGCCACCGACTTTAGCTCGGACGTGTCCATTCTCTCGTTGGCCCTGTCGTCCTCGACCTCGGATGCCATCTGGGGCAGTGCCATCTGGGGCGTATCCCTGTGGGGCGATGTGGACGATATTTTCCGGCAGGGCAAGTTGGAAGCGGCAGGACGGTATATTCGACTGAAGTGGTCGGAGGATGATCCCAGTGAGACGTTTCATATATATGGCTTCAACATCGTGCACTGGTTGGGAGATGTAATGTGATGTGGCGTTATTTCGTAGGGTTTCTGATCGGGATGCTGATGTTTTCAACGCAGGCGATGGCCTTGCGCTTCGCTCGACCTCCCACGTTTACCGAGTGGAACAGCAATACGTTTTCGCAGCTCAACGACACGCTGCTTCAAATCTGGAACACGCTTAATGGTCGCGTGTCGATGGATGTGGTCACGGTTGATCCCGATGGCTCGCGTCCGTGTTCGGTCGGAGAGTTCGTGTTGTTTGACACAGGCACGGATCAACTCTGCGTCTGCGTGACAGAGGCAACGAAGGTGTGGAAATGCGTCAATCTTACTTGATTGCGCTCTGTAGCGTGTTTTTACTTGGGGCCGCCCCCTCTCGTACCGAAATCTACACAGCGGGAGAAGTCATTGATCCTGCCGATGTCACTACTAACGAAGATAATATCTTCTCCTATTTGCAAGCTGGCGTCGATACGATCCGCAACAACGCCGTCGAAACCGCCGACATCCAAGATGACGCCGTCACCACCGCAAAGCTCGGTACGGGAGCCGTCACCACCACGGGGATTTTAGATGCCACAGTTGCCACAGGGGATATTGCCAACAACGCGATTGATGGCACCAAGCTCGGCATCGGCTCCGCCCAAGGCGATGTGCTCTACTACGATGGGACGGATTGGGCGCGTCTCGGGGCCGGCACGTCGGGTCAGTTTCTCAAAACCAATGGGGCGAGTGCGAATCCAGCGTGGGATGCGGCGGTAGATCAAAGTACGATTGTGACCTTTACGCGCAGCACGAGTGGGACGGAGGTTGCCTATACGGGGATGGGGTTCCAACCGACAGCCGTCTGGTTTTTTTGTGATGGGTCTGCGGGAGAAGAATTCTCCTATGGGTTTGCGGATGATAGCGCGGCAGAGAACGTCATTGCGTTGTTGGATAATGGAATATCCACGAATGCCTCGACGCACGCGATTTGGATTGCGGATGATTCGACGCCTTCGAATGGCGTGATTGCGGTGGTGGTGAGTTTGGATGCGGACGGATTTACCTTGACCTGGACAGCCAGTGGAACGGCTCCGACGGCGACCTGCGCCGCGATGGGGATTCGATGAGATACGTCATGATGGCGTTGGGACTTCTCATGCCTGCATCCTGTTGGGCGGGGCAAGTCTGTTTTCAACGGAGCACGAATGCGTTGATTGAATATCAATCGGTTGGCACGCCAGGGACGTGTACGAAGAACGCGACCTCAAACGGCATCCCCGCTGCGGATGTGGAAGAACGCATGGTAACGGCAGCGGAATGGGCGACGATTAAAGAGGCGCAGATTGACCAACCGGCCAAGGCGGCTCAACAGGCGAGGGAGCAAGCGCGTCATCAGAAAGCCCTCAAGCTGCGGCAGAAGCTCGGTTTGACGGATCAGGAGTTCGAGGACTTGCGCGATGCTCTCCGTGATTAGAGGGCCTTTAGGAACATTGTGCGCTATATGCGAATGGTGGCTGGTAGATGCGGCTGGCCAGTGGACGCCAGAGGGACTGTATGTTTTTCTGCATCAACTTGAGCGCAGTCCAGGGATTAATTTGCACATGGTGAGGAAGTTGCTCGTGGAGCAGATTGGGCGACAAGTGCCCCAGGCGTTGGGCGTGTTTTGGAAGCGTAAGCATGACAAGTTTCCTCGTGTCCATGCATTTCGACGTGAGCAACTGGTTCAACTGAAAGCTAAGGAGGTGAGGGTCTAATGCGTGGCTGTGGAGCTGCTTGTCAGCATAAAGCATGGGATGTGCGGTGCGAACGGGGCGGTGGCTCAGAACCACAGCAACCGACGTTTATCACTCCACCACCTCCGACGATTACGCAAGCGCCTCCTCCAAACGTGCAACAGAACGCGGCAGACCTCTATGCGGCACAGTTGCAGTTTAACCCTCAACTGACCGCGCAAGCCGCGCAACTCCAACAGCAGTACGGCCCGCAACTCGCACAGTCGCAGACTGACATCCAGCGCCAGCAATCCCCCCAACTCGCCCAGTCGCAGTTTGACCTCCAACAGCAGTATGGGCCGCTCTACCGCGCCCTCTACACCCAACTGTTCCCCACGCAGGTCGCCGGCCAGGAAGCCCTCGCCTCGCAGTCGCTCCAGCGCCTTCAGTCGCCCTACAGCCTCACCCCCGAACAACAAGCCGCTCAGGATGCCATCCGCAATCGGGAGCAGGAACGGGGGTTGCGGGGGATTCGGACACAAGCCAACCTCGGCGGCACCCTCTACTCCGGTTCACGGGAGCAGTCCGAAAGGGACTACCTCACCCAGCAGGCCCAGGGGTACAGCCTTCAGGACCTCCAGTTGGAGCAGCAACGTCGTGCTCAGACCCTCCAGGAGTTGATTGCGTCCTCCCAGGTTGTCTTTCCCCAGGTGCAGCAGCCAGGGGTCGCCCAGTTGGGAGTTTCCCAGTTTGGGCAAGGAGTCGTTCCCAACGCTGATGCGTTACTCCAAGCTATACTTCAGGGTCAGATTGTGCAGCAGCCGGTCTATTCCCCTGGGAATCCAGGCCGTCCGGGATTCTTTCAATCCACCCTCAGAGGATTGGGTGGATCACCAGGATCATTCTACTAAGGAGTCCTGAATGCCTGTCATCGGTATTGACCAAGTTCCGCGAGAGATTGTCCATCCCTCCATCTGGGGTGATGCGGGGTATGCGGGAGGATCTTTACTTCGAGCTCTCCTGTTGCAACAATTACAGCAACATGGTGGAGTTGGACAAGTCCCGACTTCGCCCACTTCACAGAACCCCGGCACCTTCAACTTTCCCCCCGGTTCCCAGAGTCCGATTGAACAAGCACAGATTCAGCAGTTGGGTGGAGTGCCCACGCGAGGACAACCCTTTCTCTCACGAGCCAGCCAGACGCCAGGGTCGGGGGTGAGTTTTACCCAGCCGACCCGGTTGGGGTTTAAGCCGGATTTGAACTATCTCCTCAACCAGATGAAGGTGCAGCAAGCGTCTCGAGAAATGGCAAATGCGCCATTAGAGAATCAAAAGCTGGAATTGGCGAATCAAACGGCCAAACAGCAGATTCAAATTAACGAAGATGTCATTAAAGGCGAGCTCATTCCTGTTACGCTTCCCACGGGTCAAACGATTTATATGCGACCGAGCAAAAGCGGCTTTGTGCCTATTCCCGCAGGAAAAGAGAAGTCTGTCAGAGAGCAAGTGACGGAGCAAGAGTTTCGTGGACTCGGAACGTTTACCCTTCCTGAAGAACTGCCGAATCCGAAAGGGATGGCCGACGGAACGAAAGCGACTGATACCATAACGGGACAGAAGTACGTGATTCGTAAGGGCGCATGGGTTCCGCTGTAAGACATGGCGATTGTACTGGAGGCTCCAGAGGAGAAAAAGAGTCGGTTCGTCATTGAGCCACCAGAGAAACCGCAACAACCCGCCTCCGTGTCAACGAAACCCGTCCGTCAGCAACCGATTCCGATTCGCCAACACATGCGTCAGCAAGCATTCGAGCAAGAACTCTCTCCTGCCGCACCATCACCGACGCCGCGATTCACGATTGAGCCACCCGCGGCGCGTTCGCTGCCGCGTTACAACCGGGGAGAGGCCCCCGAGGGGGGATTGCTCGGACAAGCCTATCGAGGCTACCGGCAGTTGCCGTGGATTCAGCGATTCAATGTGGAGGCGGCAAAAGTTCCTCAGGCAATTCGTGAGCGATTTCTTCCCGAACAACCGATTGTTGATCCTGCGACAGGAAAAGTAACCCAAATCAATGTGCCCTTAGAAACGCTCAAAGGCACCACGAGAGAAGTGGCTGCAACCTTTCTCAATTTTGATACGGATGTGATCGCTGGTTTGGTGGCCGCTGGCCCCCTCTTTCGGATGTTGGGCGGATTGACGTTGCCGGCAGGTCAGACGTTAAAACAGGTTTTTAATACGTCAGTCGGACGACGATTTTTTAGTCGGGCATTCCTGCCTAAGCCAATCCAAGCACGGTCGGCCGCGGCGGCGACGGAAGGGTTCAGACCGGAATCTGTTCTCATTCCACCCACCCCAGTCACGATTGAGGAAGCTGCCGAGGCGGCCAAGCAGGGGGCCGCGCAGATTCTTGCGGAGCGTCCCCTCTCGCCAGAGGAGATTTTGGAACTCTACAAGATTCGATACGGAGTCATTCCAGAACCAAAGTTACCGACCGCACCACCAGTCGCACCACCAGTACGTCCCCTTCTCCTGTCTCCATCGTCTCCATCGGAGAGTAGAGAACCTACTACAGCGTTTGGTCGTTTACTTAAACAGCAAATGTCCGAAATTGAGCAAGTGCCCCTCCATCCAGCGAAAGCAGGCCGCGCCGCCCTCAAGAACATCTTTGGGGATCAGGCAGGATTTGTGGCCCTTCCCGAAGATGAGGATGCACTGAACGCGATGTTGCAGGCGACGAAGTTGGGGGTTGCTCAAACGCTTCCGAAGTTTGCGGAGAACATTAACCTTTCCCGTATCAACGATGTCGCTTTGCGGGCGACGATGAAGGATTATATCGAACAACGGCCTGGTGTTGCTACGACACCCCACATCACGAATGAGGAGTTAATTAAGCGGGCGTCCATCCTCAAAGATACGCCCATTATCAAGCAACTGGCTTCGTTGCCGGAAGGAACGTTGGAATCTCAAGCCCTCCGCAATCGGCAAGAGTCGTTGGGAGTGATTCAGAAAGCTTTAGAGAATACCGTGGGAGAAACCTTCAAGTCAGAGATGGATACGGCCATTCAACAGTACCGACAGCCTGCGTCAGTGTTTGCCCGTGCCCTCCAAGCCCAATCCATCCCGGCTGAAGCCAAACAGGGGCTTGTGGGACTGCTTGATAAGCGGATTGCAACGATTCTGAAAGACCCCGTGTTGGGAAAAGATGTTGCTTTACTGGGGAAGCTCAAAGCTTTACGAACCGATTTGGCGGGATTCGAAGCTCTTACGCCTGACTTGTTAGACAAAATCTACTTTGTGTGGTTGAACTCCATTCTCTCCAATCCATTCACTCATGCGGTGAACCGGTTGAGCAATTTCGTCTTTCGCTGGCAGAAGATTCCTGAGCGGTTCTTTCAAGCTGCCATCGATGTTCCCGCAAGCTTTGTCGCGGGCAAGCGGGAGGTGTTTTTTGGAGAAGTCCCTGCGATGCTGCGTGGGCTTCGAGCAAAACCGACCGTGCCGATTGCCCACAGCACGAAGCTTGGCCTGTATGGAAATCCGTTCGGGGAGAGCCGTGGTGCGCGGCTGATAGGGATTCCGCTTGAACTACTCAACCGAGAAGATGAAATCTCAAAACGGCTTGTCGGACAGATGGAACTCTACGCCCAAACCTACCGTGAGTCTGCGAAGTTAGGGGTGAAAGGATTAGACGCCACGATTGTTCAACAGACCATTCTTGCCAATCCGTCAGAAGCCTTGATGAGTCGTGTGGCGAAAGAACAGCTCTATCGGACGTTCCAAGATGCGCCGTCGAATGTTGCGAAGTGGCTCATGTCGGGGCGTCAGCAGGTTGTAGGGCTCAAGTACGTCATTCCCTTCCTGCGAACCCCGGACCGCATCTTCCATGCAGGATTGCTTGAACGCACTCCCTTGCAGTTGGCTCGGATGGCGCGACGGATATTCCGCTGGAAGAAGATTGGGGACAGCTACACCCAAGAGGAGTTCACGCACGATGCAAGTCTATTAGCCCTCTCCTCCGCCGTGTCAGGATTTATGGGCTACCAGTATCTTAAAGGTAATGTCACGGGCAAAGCTCCGACGAATCCAGGCGATAAGGCTGCGTTTTATGCTAGTGGCAAACGCCCGTTTGCTGCGCGGATTGGAAATATGTGGATTCCCTTTAGTCGTTTGGAGCCGTGGGGAACTTCGATTGCGGCAGTGATTGGAACGATTCAAGATTACGCTGATTCGGATACAGAAGTTCCTACGGACAGGATTTTGACCGCGTTGGCTGGAATGGCGAAGTTCATGACGAATAAAACGTACTTGTCAGGACTGTCGAACACGATTAACGGGTTGAGCGATCCCGAACGCTTTGGGGGTCGTTTGGTTAGCCAGACTGCCGCAGGGTTTGTTCCCGCCTCTGGGTTGTCCGCCATGCTTGCCCGTATTCAGAATCCTTACTACCTCGACCCCCAAGGTGTTCGGGAAACAATCATGTCGCGGATTCCGTTTCTCTCAGAGCGTGTTCCGAAGAAGCTGGGACGGTTTGGGGAATCCCAACCGCGGCCTGTTCTCGACATCGGCATGGAACAGGTCTCCCGTGTGGATAAGGCACTCAACGACCTCGGACACCACATTGGATTTCCTGATCGGTCGATTGGCGTGCGGAAGCTGACGAACGAGGAATATAACGAATTGCTTGAAATCGCGGGGCCGCTCTCCTACAACACACTCGACCGTATGGTGAACCATCCTGCGTATCAAGTCTTGTCCGTAGAAGAAAAGATGAAGGAAATTGATGCGGTTGTGCGGGAAGATCGAGAGGTGGCACGGGAGCGGATGCGCATTCGGATAATCTCGCGTGAATTACGGAAGGCTAACACAACGAAAGAGCGGCAAGTAATGTTGGGAAAATTAAAGGATCAAAAAGTCTTAACGAGCGAACTTTACTTTGAGTTTAAGGATCGAGGTCTGATCCAGTAACTCCACCAACGAGTGATGAGGAGTGGGATGACGGGAATAAACAGCATGAAAAGCGACTTATCTTCTTTGGGAATGTCTGGTAGACGAAAATACCAGATCACTCCCCACAGCGCGAGAACCGACCACGCATATCCAAGCCTCCGAATGAATGTACCCATATCGCGGATGTAAATATGCTTGCCTACCACTAGGCTTGTCAATGCCTCAGCAAAATATATCTTCTGAACAAGCCACTCAGCTTATCGCCAATGTTCTCCTTGCCGAAGCCGCCAGCGACGGGCCGCAGGGCATGGAGTTCGTGGCGGATACGATGTGGAATAGAGGTCAAAGTCGTAAACTGCCCCTCCACATGATAGCGACTCAAAGTGCTCTGAACAAGAAAGGTGTGCGGGTTTACCAATACACGGGGGCTGGGCGGAAAGATTTACCGGAGTTTGTAGGACAGCAACCCCAAATTCTCAGAAACCTCGCGTTGCAGATCGCGCAGGAGCGGATGCACCCCGACTATCAGCCTCAGTATCCTGGCATCGAGAATTATGTCACCAAAGACCTCTACGAAAATCGGTTTCGTCCTAACGTGTCCGAATGGGTACGCACCTATGAACCCGCAGGGACGATTGGGAGCCATGTCGCGCTTCGCCCTCCTCGCCGTCGTCGGTAGCTTTCTGCTCGTTGCCGTCGCTTCGTCGGATACCGAGCCGTTATACAAACTTAAACCTGCCGTCTCGTGGGGAATGAACTGGGTGCCAAATTTGACCTCGGCGGGCACAATAACTGGCGCGGACGTGGCTTTTACTGGTTTAGTAAGCTGCAACACGATTGACACTGACGCCAATGGTAACTTCTTGTGCGGCGTCGATGCGACAGGTGGAGGTGGGGCGAACTCCTTTGAAACGATTGACGTTCCTGCTGGCACCGACCCCGTGGCGGATTCCTCCACCGACACCTTGACCTTCACCGAAACGAGCTTCCTCATTTTGACTGGCACGGCCGCCACCGATACCATTGACATCACCCAAGTCACTACTGACCTCGGCACTGATGGGTTGATCGCGGCGAACGCGGTGGCGCTTGGTACTGATACTACCAATGCCTATGTGGCGACTGCCACGGAAGGCTTAGCCATTGATGTCGCTGGGGTCGGAGCTGAGACCGCCACCCTCGATATCGCGTTTGATCCCACTGAATTGACCGGATCACGGACATGGGGTGATGCCAGTACGGACACCATGATCTGGACGTGGAACCGTGCTACAGGCATCGACCCGACGCTCACTTTCGGATCAGGGACAGTCACCGGACAGACGGTCGCAATGACCAGTTTGCTTTGTAGCGGGACGGATAAACTGACGACGGATAGCGGAGGCAACTTCTATTGTGCCACCGATGTCAGTGCGCCAAGTGGAGCGGCAGGGGGCGATCTGACCGGCACCTACCCTAATCCGACAATTACCACAAATGCCGTCGCCCTCACCACCGATACGACCGGCAACTATGCGCTCTCGATTGCTGACGCAGGGAACGCGAATATCACGGTGGTCAATGGAGTGGCCGAAGGCGGTGCTGTGACCCTGGATGTCGTCGATGTGACGTGTACGGGTTGTCTCAGTACGACAGAGGTTACGGGCCTGGACATCTCCGCGGACACCAACCTGACCGCGGGGGATAACCTCACCCTCACCGACGATGATCTGGACTTGGATGCGGCGGTGAGCCTTGCGACTAGCATCACATCTCCGATTTTTATCTCCAACAACGCCGATCCAGCAGACGCAGGCATTATCAGATTAGGGAACACGGAAGGAATCGCGTGGGAAGCGGCTCCGACTGGCACGGACGTGACGTTAACTCTGGACGCTTCGGAGATCATCCAGATTGCTAACGGCACGCTCGATGGAGGGGACTTGACCAGCGGTACCGTGACGGCCACGCAGCTTGGCACGGACTCCGTGAGCGCGGATGAACTCAACGCAACGGGCGTGGAAGCGGAACTGGAAGTCGCGCTGGACATTGCCGGCGACGTGTCCTCGACCGGCATGGCTACAACCGTGATCGGGGCCGATAAGGTCTTGGAGTCCCATTTGAAAGCGGTCGATGCGGCCGCGGATGAAGAGTGCTTGACCTACGAAGTCACGACCGGAGACTTCGAGTGGCAAGCATGTGGAAGTGCGGCAGGCGACATCACCGATGTCTTTGATTGTTCTACAGGAGATTGTTCTAGTATCGCATCGGGGGCAACCGATCTCTTAAGTTTTGCAGCGACCGACGCCTCTACAACAACGGAAGGGTTAATCCTTCCCCAACACGCCACCGCCTGCGCAGGGGGCACGGCGGAAGGGCAAGCCTGTTGGGAAGCGGATGCGGATAAGCTCTGGATTGGCGATGGAGCGGCGTTGCAGCCGATTTTGACGTATGGCACGTTGACCGATACCAAGATTTGCACCTACGATGCCACAGGGAATGAGATTGACTGCAATACGTCCGCCGGTGGTGGAGCCACTGACCTGAATCTCCCCCTCTACAGCGCCAAGCTCACGGGAGCCTTCGTGGTCTTCACCCCTCCGACGGCGGATGCCTGCACCCAAGGGGCACAGATCGACGCAGGCGATGGCAATTGGCGGCTCCTCTTTGACCCTACGACGGATGAGTGTGCGACGTGGCAGTTCATTATTCCATCTAACTATGCGTCAACTCCTACGCTCGTTGTGAACTACAGCATGGTGTCCGCAACCGCCCTGGAAGTCGAGTTTGAAGGAGCCATTATGTGCGTGACGCCTGATGACGCGGCGGATATTGGAACGGCCTCCTTCTCGAACGTCGCGGTGGCGTCCGAGACCGTGCCAGGCACAGCGGGCTACATGGGGTCGGTGACGATTACGCTGACCGACGACTCGTGTGCGGCGGGCGATGTGGCCTTCGTGGTGCTCTCGACCGATGCGAACGACGCAACTTTGGATGACGCCACTTCTGATCGGGAGGTAGTTGCCGTTTCTTTTGATTACAGTTAATCATGATACGACTCACTCAAAACACAAAATCGCGTATCCGTTCCCTGTATCTTTCTGGGCAATCACAGCAAGCGGTTGGGGAAGCACTCAATCTCGAACGTACCGTTGTTGGATATTGGGTTCGGAAGTTTGGTATTCAACGTTCGTTATCTGATTCACATCTTGGAAGGCCAAACAAGTCTAACACAAAATTTCAACCAGGAAAGCCATCCTGGAATAAAGGGATGAAGCGTTGGTGGAAATCGCATAGTTTTCAGAAGGGACATATTCCGTGGCATAAAGGTAAGAAAACTGGGCGAGTGCCACGGTCAGCTTTTAAGAAAGGCCAACCTGCTTACAATCGTGGCAAGCCCGCCCCGTGGGCACAAGGTGCTCGAAATGTAAATTGGAAAGGCGGCGTCTCAGGCGTGCATCGAACGATTCGCAGCAGCGAACAGTATCAATCCTGGCGTCGTGATGTCTTTGTGCGCGACCAATTTACCTGTCAGCAGTGCGGACACCGTTTTATCAACATTGTCGCTCACCACATCAAGTCGTTTTCAGATTACCCAGACCTCAGATTTGATCGTGGTAACGGAATGACGCTCTGTCGATCCTGTCATTGTAGGATTCATAAACCAGCCACGGGGGATCGAGAAGTGGTGGGCGTGTCGTTGGATTATTCGTGATGTGGATGATGCGGTGGGTGTTGATTCTTTCGTTAAGTCTCGGTTTTAGTCCGGCGAGCTTTGCGGCGATAACATTG